ACCCGATGGAGTTGCCGTATGACCATGGGCAGTGTCCGTTCGTGGATTTCCCGTATGAGATCAAGGACAAGGGGTGGTTCAGTCCGCGAGGTGTGTGTGAGATCTTGGCTCCGTTCGAGCTGAGCATGACCTCGATGTGGAACCACAAGCATGATGCGATGACGTTGTACAACCGTCCGTTGTTCCGGGCGGAGCGGGAGTTGCCGAACAGCATCAATCTGCGGTTTCAGCCGGGGCAGATCTTGCCGTATGGGGTGGCTCCGGTGCAGATGCCGCAGCCGCCGGTGAGTTTTGATCAGGAGTTGAACCAGACTCGGGCGGTGGCTGAGAACCGGATTGGTAGCCCTGACTATGCGATGGGCAGTGTGATGAGTGGTGGCTCTGACCGGCGGACGGCGACGGAGATCCAGAGCATCAACGCGCAGGCGATGCAGAGTGGGGATTTGCGGGCGCGGCTGTTCCGCATGGCGTTGGGCAAGTTGTATCGTCAGGCGTGGGCGTTGTATGTGCAGTACGACAGCAAGAGTCTGAGGTATCGGTTTGCGGAGGATTCGTTGGAAGCGGATCCGGTTGCGTTGCATGACCAGTATGAGTTGGAGCCGAAGGGTGGGATGGACATGGTGAGTCGTCAGGTGATGGTGCAGCAGGCCATCAACCGGAAGCAGTTGTTCATGAACTCGCCTTGGGTGGATCAGGTGGAGTTGGACAAGAGCATCATGGAGTTGGACGACCCGAGTCTGGTGAAGCGGTTGTTGAGGGATCCGGGGCAGAAGCAGGTGGATGAGTTGGAGGACGAGGCGAAGACGATCCCGACGCTCTTGGTGGGTGTGCCTGTGCCTGCGAAGCCTGGTCAGAACTATGCGGGGAGGATCGGGGTGTTGATGCAGTATCTGAATGGGGCGATGCAGCAGGGTCAGGTGTTGAGTCCTGTGGCGAAGAATGCGTTCATGAGCCGGCTGGACAGTCTGCTCCAGGCTTACGAGCAGGTGGCGACGAATGAGGCGCGGAAGCTGCGGAAGGAGATCCAGAAGTTCTTTGAGAGTACGGGGATGCTCGCGTCCCAGCAGGCCCCGATGCCCGCTCCTGCTATTGCTCCCCAATGACCTGTAACGATTGTCGATACCGTGCTGTGGATGGAACCTGCCGGAGGTATCCGCCCAGCAGCAGACCCACTTGTTGGCCCACTGTCCATGCGATGGATTGGTGCGGCGAGTTCCAGCCTATGAATCCAACCCCGCCTCCGCCACCGCCGCCGGTCGTTCATATCAAGATGCCTGAGCCTGTGGTGACCACCTCGGTTTCTGTGATGCAGCAGCTTGAGGAGGGGGTTCCGCCGAAGGTGCGGTTCCAGAAGGCCAGGAGCAATGGGACATTGAAGGAGATACAGGAATCGCCGCTATTTGGAGAATGAGATATGGCTGAGTATCAGGGCAAGAAGGTCACGCTGAACAAGCCGTTCTACACGCCGGGTGAGGCGAAGAAGAAGGCTGTGTATGTCCGCAATCCGAAGGGGACTGTGATCAAGGTCCGGTTCGGTGATCCGAAGATGGAGATCAAGAAGGATGACCCGGAGCGGCGGAAGAACTTTCGTGCGCGGCACAACTGCGACACGGCGACGGACAAGACCACGCCGAGGCACTGGTCGTGCAAGGCATGGTAACCACATAACCACATGAAGAAGAAACCTACGAAGTTCAGCAAGTTGGCCACGCAGCTCAAGAAGGAGGGCGCGGATGATCCGAAGGCTCTGGCGGCATGGATCGGGCGCAAGAAGCTCGGGGCTGCGGAGTTCATGCGCCGTGCGGCTGCCGGCCGGAAGAAGGACTGATGATCACATTCATTGGCCGACTCCGTGCGGCATGGACTTTTGCGCGTCACCAGCGTTGGGTTGATCCGTTGCCATGGCGCAAGGATGACGCGATCGCGCTCAACAATTTCTTCAAGAGCGATACCGGCAAACGGTTCAAGGACGCTCTACTGAACACGGTCCTGATGCAGAACGCTTCTGCGATTACGGACCGAAACCATTTGCAATACTCGGCGGGGTTTGCAATGGGTCAGGCCAGTCTTGTGAAGGTCATCGAAGTGATGGCCGATCAGGAATCAATTACGGGGCAGGATGATGATCCTGATTCTGCCACGAACCAATAGGATCAAGTTGCGGTTGCTGTGTCTGTGCGGACCGGCAAACGAGTAAAAGCACAATATGTCAGAAGAGAATCAGAGTGGGGCGATGGATGCCAATGCGATGCTCGCGCTGGCCAACGACTTCGACTCCGGTGTCGACATCGACAATCGGGCAAAGGAGCAGCCGGAAACCAAACAGGAGGTTGCTCTAGCCGAGAAGGAAGCCACAGAAGTGGAGTCCGCCGGGAAAGAGGTTGAGAACACGGCCAAGAGCGAGAGTAAGCAGGAGCAGAAGCCGCCCGCTGAGCAGAAGCGGGATTCCAAGTTTGCCCAGGAGCAACAGCGAAAGGCCAAGACTTGGGAGCAGATCAACGCCGAGAAGGAGGCCATCAAGGCTGAGCGCGAGGCGGTGAAACGGGAGCGGGAGGAATGGCAGAAGCAGCGGGAGCAATCCCAGAGTGTGGAAGCCAATTCCTATCGGGATGACAAGGGCTACACGGCGGAGGACTACGAGGCTGCGGCCAAGGAGTTCGATGCTGATGGCGACACCCAGTTGGCCAAGGCAGCGCGAGCCAAGGCCGAGGGGGTTCGCAAGTCCGCGTCCCAGCAGGCGCAGAAGGTCCAGCAGGAGCGCATGGCAAAGCAGTGGGCTGACAACTACAATCGATTGGCCGACAAGGAGCCGTGGTTGAAGGATCAGTCGAGTGCTGAGTACAAGCGGACTGTTGAGATCATCCAGCGTGTGCCGTTCCTCGCGGGGATGCCGGATGGACTTGTCCATGCGGTTGAACTGATGAAGCTGCAAAATACCGCTGGCAAAGCTCAGTCGCTTGAGAGCGAGAACAAAGCTCTCAAGGAACAGTTGGAAAAGCTCCAGCAGAAGACCGCCATTGGGAAGAGCATTCCGGCAGGACAACTCAAGGCCGAGGAGAAGGATTTCTCTCGGCTGTCCCTCAAGGAGCAGAGGGAGGCACTCATGCGAGCGTCACGAGAGTTCGACCGGGAAGCAGCCTAAGGCACAACCACAACTGAAATATGCCAGTCACGACCTCAACCACGCTTACTAACCAGTTCCAGAACTACTTCAGCAAGGAGCTGCTCAGCATCGTCACTCAGGAGACGATCCTCGATCAGTTCGGCATGAAGGCCCCGATCCCCAAGAACAATGGTAACAAGGCCATCTCGATGTTCCGTTTCGGAGCCCCGAGCATCGCCAGTGTTCAGACCATTGCTTCTGAGGGTGCTGCCATCAGCTCCGCGAACTACCGCGCTCTCGCGCTGAACAAGCTCGACAAGAGCCTCGCGCAGTACGGTCAGGTCATCGGCCTCACGGACATCCTCCGCGCCACCGACCTGTTCAACAGCTTGCAGCAGGCCACCAAGACCTCTGGTCTGGACATGGCCCTCTGGGTTGACTCCGTGATCCGCAACACGCTGATCGGTTCCAACCTCACGGCGAGCGGTTCCTCCATCGGTTCCGCTGCCGAGGGTGGTGGCACGTTCGACAACTCGGACGCCTGTAACACCGCTGCCGCTTCCGGTGGCATCAAGGTGTACGGCAACCCGGCCACGCTGACCACGCAGACCTTCTCTGCGCTGAACAGCGACACGACCGCCGCCAACACCACGATGACCGCCTCGGCTGTCCTCGACTCCATGACCCGGCTGAAGCGCAACCGCGCTCCGCTGATCAATGGCGGCTACGTCCTCGCCACCGATCCCCGCGTTGCCCGCGACCTGATGCGCGACAGCGATTGGTTGAACGCCTCCAACTACGGCAACAAGGGCACCCCGTTCTACAAGGGCGAGGTCGGCTCCATCTACGGCTGCCGCGTCGTCACCCAGACCAACTCGTTCGTCAGCACCGGCTCCGGTACCGCTGGCGATGAGTTCGTCTATCAGGCCACCCCTGCCGGTGGCGGTCTGGCGGTCAGCAAGGACATCATCGCTTCGTTCTTCTTCGGCAACGAGGCGTTCGGTATCCCTGCTCTGACGGGTGATGATCCGCTCTCCCCGAAGATCGTGATCACCGATACCCCGGACAAGAGCGACCCGCTGAACCAGCTCGTCACGGTCGGCGTGAAGCTCTACTTCGCTGCCCTCCGTCTGGCCGCTGGTAACACCGGTTCCACCGGCAACCCGACCTGGTACCTGGTGCATCGCACGAAGACCTCGACCACGCTGTAATGAAACCCAAGACGGCCACCATCATGGTGATCGCCGTCAGCCCAAAGGGGCATCATCGAGCAATCGGTGGTGCCCCTTCTCATTCCGCTTGCGGATGCGAAGAGGCTGACAACAATGCGCCCATGATTTCGATTCCTATCGAGGCTCTCTCCACCGACATGGAGGATGGCGAACAGGCCATGCCCGAGGTCGGTGATGAGGTTGTTCTAGATGATGTTCGCGGTGTACTGAAGAAGCTCGACAACGGAGAAGCCTACATCGAGATCCGTAGCGTCAACGGCATGCCCGCCGAGTACGAGTCCAAGGAGGACAAGAAAGAGATGGCCGGCCCCATGGACAAAGAAGGCATGCGTAAGATGGCCGAGGAATACGACAGCGAGATGGAGGGCTAAGATGCCGATCTACACCTTCGAGAACAAAGGCCGGTCCATCGAGCATATCGCTCCGATGGGAACCGATTCCATTGTGATCAAAGGGGAACGCTGGACGAGGCAGCCGGTGGCCCGCTTCGGGGTCACCGGTTTTGCCCGCGAGGCCGAACTCAAGGATCATGTGAAGCGCGGGTTCAGTCGCATGGAAGACCGTCAGGGCTCGCGCTTCGAGAGTACTTTCACCAAGAATCAGATTCGGAAGATTTGGGACATATGAGCGACGTATCAAACCAAGCCATTCAGTATTCGATGGGAGTCGCCGGTGGCCGACTCGTGCAGGACACGGCCAGCTACACCGGTCCGTTCGTTGCGCTGACGTTCCTGGCTCCGACCGTGATCTCCAGCATCAGCGGGGCGAACATCGTGGGAACCTTCTCGACCGTGACAATCCCGGCAGGCGTGACGATTCAAGCCCCGATCAACAGCTTCCAGCTTTCCAGCGGTGTGGTGTGGGCCACGAATGGCGTGATCCAGTCCTGATGACCTGTGACTACCCTGGCTCTAGGAACTCGGTTGGCATCGGCGGGTGGCGGAAACGTCATTCCGGTTGATCCTCCGATCCTGCGCCGGGACCTGTTGCAGGAGGACGATTTCTTCGTCCTGTTGGAAGACGCGAGCAAGATCGTTCTCAGTCTTGGAACATATGATCGAATTGCCACTGAGCAGGGCACTGATCTGCTCCTCACCGAAGATTCAAGCAAGTTCATTCTAACCGTTTACTGATATGCCCGACACGAAGATCACAGCACTTACGGCACTGACTGCGGCTGATCCCGCGAATGATGTGCTTCCGATTGTCGATGTGAGTGACACGACAATGGCGGCTTCTGGTACTACCAAGAAGATCAGCATCAACAATGTTCTCGGTTGTTCCGGCACCGCCACGCTGGCCTCCGCCACCATCACCGGCGACCTGACGGTGGATACCAGCACTCTGAAGGTGGACAGCGCGAACAATCGGGTGGGTGTTGGGACGGCGAGTCCGACTAGGGCGCTTTCTGTTGTCGGATCTGCTGTTGCTACCTACGCAAACATCAACAGCGGTGACAACACTTCGCTGGTTGGTCTTCTGCTTGGTGGAACCAGCACTCCGTCGGCTGGTCAGGTGATTTACGACAACACCGCTAACTCGCTGGCTTTCTTTACATCTGGTGCGACCCAGATGACCCTCAACTCCACCGGCTTGGGCGTGGGGGCCAGCCCCAACATTTCAGCCTCTGGGAAAGCTCTCACAATTTCTGGAGCATTTACTCGTTCTCGTCTGGAATTGCAGAACACCGACGGTGGAACTGCTGGTGTGACTTGCGGCACAATTTCATGGTTCAACGGGTCCAATGCCATCGCTGACATCACAGGTGCCACGAACTCAGGTTCTGCAACGCTTGGTTCGCTCGCGTTCTCTACTGGTGGTTCGCCCCGACTCACCATCGACTCCACCGGCAACGTCGGCATCGGGGTTACGCCGAGTACTGTTTGGACCGCCAACGGAAATCTACAAGTCGGGGTTCATGCCGCTTTGTACACAAATGCCAGTCTTGGCGCGACTGATTTTGCGTACAACAGCATCAGAACCGGATCAGATACCTATCAATATTCGTTTGCAACGTCGTTGGCTGCCAGCCGTTTGCAGCAACGCGATGGTTCATTCCGTTTTTTCACTGCTCCTGCTGGCACTTCGCCGAATGCCATCACCTTCATCGAGCGACTGAGACTCAAAGAAACCGGACAGCTTCGCTTCGTACCTCTCGCTGCCGATCCTGCCGGTGCTGAAGCTGGTGATGTTTACTACAACAGCAGCAGCAACAAGCTGAAGTGCTACAACGGAACCACTTGGAACGACCTCTTCTAATCCCACCATGCCCACCCTCTCTTGGATCATCGAACGCCTTCTCTGCAAGCCGGTTGAAGGCACTCTCACCGATGTCGTCATCACCGCCGACTGGCGTTGCAACGGCACCGAAACCACCGGCTCTGGCGACACCGAGCAGACCTACACCGGCACCTGCTATGGGTCCTGTAGCTTCGCTCCGCCGACTGAGAACTTCACGCCCTACGACCAGCTCACCGAGCAGCAGGTGCTGGACTGGTGCTTCGCCAACGGAGTCGATCAGGCTGCGATTGAGGCCAACGTCTCGCTCCAGATTGCCAACCAGATCAACCCGCCGGTTGTGGTGCTGCCGCTGCCGTGGGTGCCGCCCGCTCCAGAGCCGCAACCCGAGCCTGTGACTGAGGCTCCTGCCGCTCCGGTTGTGGTTGCCGACGAAGCTCCGGTTGCCGATGCTCCCGCCGCATGATTCACATTGAACTGACTCAGGAGCAGGCCAACCAACTGCTCCAGCTCATCGAAATCGCCATCAAAGCCGGTGGATATGCCAACGCGAAGGTTGGAGTCCCGCTGGCCGACATCATCATCGCAGCAGCCCAACCTAAGCCCGAATGAAGAACTGGAAAACAACCGCTGGCGGCGTTGCCGTCCTGCTCGCCGCTCTCTCGGTCGGCATCAAGCAGATCATCGCAGGTGACATCGCCAACGCCATCGCCGCCATCACGGCTGGCGCCGGTGCCATGTTCACGGCGTTGAAGGCTCAGGACGCGAGCAAGGAGGACCAGAAGTGAAGGACACGCTACGAGAGCTTGGCATCAACATTGGCCTACTCGTAGCAGGCTTCGCAGGGAGCTTGGTGATGATGAAGAAGGACGGTCACAAAGACTGGTTCACCACCATCACCTCGCTCCTCGCAGGCACTCTGTCGGCCAACTACCTCACACCAGTAGTGGTCGATCTCGTGAACATCGGCAACAGCAACACCCAGTACGCTGCCGCGTTCATCATGGGATTCCTAGGTTTGCACGGAGTTGAATACATACTCAGCAGATTCGGACCAAAACCATGAACCCACTCACAGTGGTCAATGTCATCGCCAGCGGAATCCTCACCGCTGGCGTTTCTGCTTTCATGATCCTCCTCTATCGGTCAGACGGAGTGGTCAAACGATGGCCGCTGACAGGAAGCATCATGCTACGCGCATCACTCACGGCAACAGCCGCAGGCGCACTCTTCAACTGCCTGACCGCATCGACCCCTCCACTATCGGAAATCATCCTCAACTGCGGACTCGCAGGAATCTTCTCGTGGGCAGTCTACTTCCACACCAAACTCATCCATGGACCCGCTTCTAAGCATCAGTCAGGGCCTCATGAAGGCCGCGCTCGACAAGATCCTCGAACAGAAAGACCAAACCCTTGAAGACGGACAAACGGACAAAACCCTCACTGCTCGCCTCCTTGCTCGCGTTGATGCTGCCGGGTTGCAGCCCGACAAGAGTGGTGATGGTTCCACCAGGTCAACCCGTCCGACTGGCTGAGAACGTCAAAGCCCACGTCTGGGCCAAAGACGCCGAAGGGAAGGTCATCCGAAGCCGAAACCGCGTGACAATCAGCGAGGGTTGGTACGCACTACCTCCAAGAGAATAGTATGGGAACTCCACTCACCGGAAGCTCCGTAGCATCCACCTACACCGCGCTCCTCAAGACCACCGACAACGCTGTCCTGAGCGGTTCCCTGAGAACCATCAGCGACGGCGGTGGCAACGATTCCGCGCTCCAGCTCTCGACCGCAGGAGTGGCCAGCACCGGCACCCTCGCGGTCACCGGGGCGACCAATCTCTCAACGCTCACCACGAGCGGCAACGTAAGCATCGGAGGCGCACTCAGCGTCACGGGCAACCTGTCGGTTCCGGGCACCTTGTCATCCACCGGCAACTTCTCGGTCAATACCAACAAGTTCACCGTCAATGCCACGAGCGGAAATACCACCGTCCTAGGAACCCTCGGAGTCACCGGTGCCACGTCGCTCTCAAGCCTCTCAACAAGCGGTGCTGCCACGGTCGGAACGACGCTCGGAGTGACCGGAAACTTCTCGGTCAACAGCACCCAGTTCACGGTCGCGGCAGCTACCGGAAACACCGTCGTAGCAGGAACTCTGAACGTCACCGGAGCCAGCGTCCTCGGATCATTGTCCTCTTCCACGCTCACCGTCAGTGGACTGTCTCAAGTCGCTGAACTTGACGCTCTGAGCGACACCACAGTAGGTGGAACGCTCGGCGTTACCGGAGCAACCACGGTGACTTCGATCACGGCCAACGGAAACGCCACTCTGAACGCCGATACCACCATCGGAAACGCCAACACCGATGTCCTGACGATCAACTCGAATAACGTCACGTTGCCAAACATCACGGCAGCCACGATCGATTACTCGAACGACACCGTACTCATCAGGGACCAGAACGATTCCAACAAATTGAGGTCGGCCACGATGGCCCAGTTTTTTCCTCAATGCGTTCAGACCATATTCCAAGGAATCAACAGCTACACGGCAGTCAATACTGGGTCTGGCACTCAGATTACCGATCTCAACGCTTCAATTACCCCGAGGTCTTCTTCGTCCAAAATTTTGGTGACCATCGTTTTGAATTACTTCGCTACAAATGCTGATAGAGGAGTGTTCAGATTGACCAGAAACGGAACCGAAATTGGATCCAACTCAAATGGATCAAGCCTGTATGGAATCGCCCCTGTTTTTCAATCAGACCAAGGTTTTACTGGAATCACAAATACGGTCATTAGTTTTTACGACACGACCCCTTCATCTGGTTCAAACACTTACGCAATCAACGTGTTTTCGGCAGGTGCTGGAGGCATAGTTTGCGGGATCAATCTAAATAGGTGCGGAGATGATGTAACCTCCGGTCCAAATAATTTCAATCGAGCCAGAACCTCCTGCACGATGACTCTTCAAGAAGTCCTCGCATGAAACCCTCCGAAGTAGCGCAGGCTGCCTGCGACAAACTCTCGTTCACGGACTCGGCCACCATCACGTTGGCCAACAAGTTCTGCATCCGTCGATACTCGATGATCTGGGACTCGTGCCTCTGGAACGATACCCTCGGAGTCATCTCCCGATCAGTCAGCCAAGGCAACGAACTCGTCACCCTCGACCAAACCGTCACCGCCACCTACGCCTCCGGGTCCGGGTACAACATGTTCCTCGACTTCCCGGTCGCCGCACGGTTCACGGTCACCGGAGAAACCGATGGCATCGAGATCCCTGCCGCAGAATGGGTCTCGTTCTTCCAGCTCGATCCCAACACTTGGAACAACGTGGACTCCCGCAAGTCCACCCCCGGCAACTTCGTCAACTGGACCCGCATCATCGGGGCTTCCTACGGAGAAGCCGGCGTCCCACGCATCAAACTCGTCCCAACACCAAACACCGATGGGACACTCTTCATCCTGGGAAAGAAGCAGTCCCAGATGCGCCAGTTCGGAGAATCCACGGCCATCTCCAACGACAGCGACTTCGAGCTGCGCGGAGTAGAGAACGCCTTGCTGGCCTACACCGAAGGCGATCTCCTCGAATACTCACGCCAGTACGCAAAGGCGCAGGCCAAGTTCCAAGAGGGTGCCGCTCAGGTCTCCATCATGAAGGACATGGAGCGCGGCCAGCAGCAGCAGATCAGCCGCATCATTCCTGACAGCCTCTACGACTACACCTTCCAAGACATCCTGTAATGCCGTTCCAAGCGTCAGAGACTCTCGACGACCAGTTGATCCTCGACGGGACCAACGGGTTCAGCACCGGCGTCATCTCTGCCACACGTCCAGATGCCATCCCTGCCACAAGCATGGAGTCGGCAATCAACATGGACTACGACGATTTCGGGAACATCGTCAGCCGACTTGGAACCGTCACGCTCACAGGTAACGCGATCGTCTCCAACTGGGAAGACATCGTGGACAACTGGAACGCGCTTACCTCCAGCTTCGGCTCAAACCTCCCGGTAAACGCTAGCGTCTTCTCAGGCTTCTACTTCGACACCTCGGCATCCGAACGCCTCGTCATAGCGGTCAACGATACATCGACCAAGACGCTCTACTACGGATCGCCGGGAACCTCTTACGCACAGATCTCAAGCTCGACGATCGATCCGTCGGCCAACTTTGTCTACTTCGCGCAGCTCAACGAGAAGCTGTTCTACGCAGACGGCTACAGCAGCCTTCGGTACATCACCTCCACAAACGTCAATTCATCGATAACAGCCGGCAAGATCAGCCGCATCGATGTCATCAACCAAGGAAGCGGTCATTCATCAATCCCGACCATCACGATCTCGGCTCCTCCAAGCGGTGTGACCGCAACCGCGGAAGCAAGGATCGGCGGCGACGGAGCAATCCTTTCCATCGTCATCACAAACCCAGGCAGCGGTTACACAACAGCTCCAACAGTATCGATCTCGCCGGCCAATCAATCCCACGCGGTCGCTTTCGTTTCGCTCTCTGCTCCATCCAAGCCGATCTACCTGACGACGCACACCAATCGGCTCTGGTGCGTGTCGAATGACACAGCGATCACTCCAGACACCCTCTACTTCTCCGACATCCTCGATGGCGAAGTCTGGGATCCCCTCGGATCAATCCGCGTCGGCGGCGACGGCGATCCCATCAAAGGACTCTACTCGTGGTTCGGGTACAAGCTCCTCGTCTTCAAGGAGAGATCCATCTGGACGGTCGATTCCGATCCGACACAAGACCCAGCCGATTGGCAGGTCACACTCGTCAGCGGAAACATCGGATGCTCCTCTCACCGATCCATCGCAGCCGTCGGTGCCGATGTCTTCTTCCTCTCCCGTGACGGCATCCGGTCCATGGCCCAGATCCAAGCCGGCACACAGACCAGCGTCGGCCTCGCGCTCTCGTCGCCCATCAACGACCTGATCAGCCGGATCAACAAGACCAAGCTCGATCTGTGTGATGGCGTCTTCTGGAACAACCGCTACCTGCTGGCCGTTCCGTTCGTCACCGAGGATCCCTACATCCTGGGGACGGAAAACGAGTATTCACTGCTCACCGAGAACTCGATCGACATCTCGCTCGAAGGCGCACTCAACGAGAACAACGCGGTCATCGTCTACCACTCGCTGGCCCGCTCTTGGCTTGGTTACTGGGACAACTGGATCGTCAACGACTTCATCCCGACTTCGTTCTCCAACTTCGGTCCCGTCCTCATGTTCGCCGGCGACATCATCTCGGTGTCGGCAGCATCCGGTCAGGTCTGGTCCTTCAACGACTACCTGCCCAACACCCGGCTCTCACCCGTCGCTGCGTCCGCATACCTCGACGGCGGTGCCACCTACGAGTCGAGCGTCATCACCAAGGCGTACAACCTCAACGAGCCGATCCCCGACAAGATCGGGTACAGCGTCCAGCTCGCGTTCGACAATCCGTACACCACGCAGAATGTTCCGGTGAGCGTCTCCTACGCCAAGGACATGAGCGGGACCTTCTCGACCATCGATCCAGCCCTGAACATCACGGCTTCGCAGAAGTTCCTCAAAGCCTACAACCTGATCAGCAAAGGCCGCTGGAACACCATCCAGTTCAAGGTGAACACCAACTCGGGCGGAAGACTTTGCCTACAGTCCACGATCTTGTCTGGGTTCGTTGATTCCGTTCGCCCACAACAGTGAACGCTCATCCCACAATCATCTCGGCGGCCAAGCTGCTGAAGGAGAAGTGGCCCACTTGTTCCACATGGAACAATGACGAGTTGCTCAACTGGATCGGCATCTTCAATGCCAAGCGACAGATCGGCATCGTCATGGATGGCGACGAATGCGTTGGCGTAGGGGCCGTCCGATTCATCAACTCCATCGAGGAATCCAAGGACATCTACAACGATGATCCGAACGGTCACATCGCTTGGATCGAGGTGGTTGTGACCAGCAAGCCGATGGCGGTCCAGACACTCTGGCTGGCCATGAAAGCGCGGTGTTCCGCCAGCGTCACCAAGATGGGAGGAACCAACGTCCACACGGGCGTTTCGCGTTTGTACGATTTCGAGAGGTACTTCAAACTGTTGATGAACGATAGGATTTGCTATGGGAGGAACATACAGGGCACCTGATTTCGCGTCGGCCAATCGAGAGGCTGTCTTGGCGCAGGCGGAAACGTTTCCGTTGCTACGCCAGATCGAAGCCGCATCTCGCATTGGAGCAAAGGTGGATGTTCCAGTCTACAAAGACGGAAAAGCCACCGGCGAGTTCAAGACCGTCGATTTCGGAGGCATCTCTGACGTTGAGCAGACGAGGGCAATCGGGAGGGAATTGGCTGCTATGGCCCCCGAGCAGGCCCTTGCTCAGTATCAGGCGTCACAACAACGAGTATCACCGGGTGGACCAACGCTCGGTGAAGCAACGGCGATTCAGCGCGCAAAAGAGCTTCGAGCCCTAGATCCCACCAGATACGGACTCTACGAGACCTTCCTAAAGAACATTGCTGACCGACCAATCGCAGAGGATCAGATCCAAGCTCCTCGGTACGAGCAGGTCGGCACCGCGAACATTCCTCAACCTCAGGATGTCGGTGAGGCGCAGCGGATCCGTTCCAATCTTGAGCGTCAGATCTCCGCTGGTCTGGCTCAGGCCGGAACCGCTGATCCTGCGCTCATCCGCGCTGCTCAGCAGGCTGTCCGAGCCCGTGGAACCGCTACCGGTGCCGCACTGAGCGATCCCCAAGCATTCCGTGAGGCTCGTGCCGTCAGCGAGGCCATTGCCAACGCGGACATGCAGCGCAGGGCTCAGGCCATGAGCCTGCTTCAGTCTGGCCAGACGACCAGCGATGTCGCCAATCGGCAGGCGCAGGAGTCGTTCCAGAACATCCTTGCCGCTACTGGCCAACGGAATACCGCCCAGCAGCAGACATTCGCGGGCCAGATGGCTTCACAGCAGCAGCGTCAGGGCACCCAGCAGCAGAACATCGCCAACATCCAGTCTGCTCTCGGTCTCCAGCCGATTGTCTCGCAGGCCGCTCAGCTCCCCGGACTTCAGCAGGGCGCATCTCCGTTCGCTCCTCCCCAGCTCATTCAAGGAATGCAGCAGGCGGGTCCGGGTCAGCTCGCCCAGCTTGGAACCAGCTTCGCGTTGCAGAACGCCCAGAACGCTTTCCAAGCCTCGCAGGCCGGATCTCCGTTGGCTGTGTTCGGTGCCCTGACTCAAGGCATCGGAAACCTCGGAACTGCGTATCGAGGATTCAACAGTCCTTACGGGGGTTGATCTATGGCCGAATCGCTGGACAGCTACTTCTTGTTTCCCGAGGGTGGAGAGGCGTCCGAGCTTGGGTTCACCCCGAGCGCGGAAGTTCTCGGTCGATACCCCATCGATCTGTCCACGGGGTTGGCCACGTTGCAGCCTCCTCAGGATCAGGGGCCGGCGATCAGCGATCTGGAGCGCATTGCCTACGCCGCTCCGACTCCTCCGAGGATCGACTTCACTCCTCCTCCGGTTCTCGGGATGTTCCAGCCGCAGCAGCCGGTCACACCGGCAGCGGCTCCTCCACGAGTTTCCTACGCCGCTCCCGCTCCCGCGAGGATCGACATGACGCCAATGCTCAACGCGGGCTTGGCAACCTTTCAGCAGCCTCAGGCTCCTGCTCCCACGCCTTCGCTCGCCAGCCCGATGTCCTTCGCGGCACCGTCGGCTGTCAGGGTTGAGCCAACGCCTGCTCCTGAGCCAGAGCCAGAGCCATCTTCTGCTCCGGTTTTCTCGGATTATCAGACAAAACCGGTTGTTGCCGCAAACATCGGAACCCCCCTCGATCCAACCACGGAGGAACGGTACAATGTCATTGGAGTTGGAAAGGATGATAAGGAAACGATCACCCCTATTCCAGAATCTGGTATTGGCGGCGGCGCACCTGACATCAAAGTCGAGCAGCTCACTCCGAAAGAAATAGATGAGCTTCTTGGAACCCAGACTCCGACCACATCGACTCCTACCGTCACGCCGGGCACAAACACGCCTCCTCCTGGGACCGAGATCAAAGAGGAAGTAAGCCAATACGTTCCCGCCCGCGTCATCATTGATCCGATCAAGTATGACCCGTTTCCGATTTCCGAGTTCCAGTTCACCGAACCGGCTCCGGTCACGCCAATCAACAGGCAACCCGGTCGCCTGATCCCAACGCTCAAGCCCGTAGACATAGAGCCCATGCGTCGGGCGGTCGAACGGCTCGCTCCCGGCATCTTCCGAGACATCAACTACGATCCCGAGCTGATCCTCGAAGCCGCCATGCGGAGCCTCGGCCCGCGCTACGCAAAACAGTCGCTTCTCGAAGAACAACGGATGTTTGAAAGGATGAAGTAAATGGCTACTCCAGAAGAAACGAAGAAAATCAGGGAAGATCTCAGGAAACAAGCCGAGCAGCGGATCAACCCGTTGCTCAAGGGCTTGTCGATGCTGACCGGCGGAATCGCTGGAGAGTTCACCGGGACCAACGAGCAGATCCGCCAGCAGCGTCAGGCTCGACGCGCCATCATGGAGGAGGATCTCGCTGCATTACAGCAGGAGCGGATGATGGAAAAAATGGATGCTTTTGAGGCTAAAAGACTCAAAAGGCAACTTGAGTTCGATGAAGCCCAGAGGTTGGCTGAAATGCTAAGGCGTTCCGAAGAAGCTGCGGGCGCGGAAGATGTTTTGAGTGGAAGCACATTTGTAGGCCCTGTTTCACAATCCAGAGAACTTGGCCGCATGAACGCCCGCATTCAACGCCTTGCAACAGGCGAGAAGGAGGCCGCTGAAAAAGCAGGATTGATTGGCCGACTTGTTGCGGAAATGGGTCCGACCGAAAGAGCCGCCGTGGAATCTGGAATTGTTCCAAGGTACGAAGACATGGACATTGGGACTCTCAGGAAAATGGCATCTGCTTCAGAGGCTTCGAGGTCTATCGCAAAGGAAGCTCGTCTGGCAAAACGCGAAGAAGGCCAAGTCTTCATCAGCAGAAATGCCGAAGGCCAAGTCAGTGTTCAAGGCCCTGCCGATAAAGTTGCTGAGTATCAGAAAGCAAATCCCGATCTGTTCTCAAAACAAAAGGGTGCGCCATACAGAATCAGGCTCCAGCCAGGCATGGAGGGAAATCAGTTGTTCGCCGATTTCGGTGACATGACTACTGAGGAAATTGAAAGAATCCAGCCAAACATCCTTCGTTTGCAGAAGATGTATGGTGGCAGCAACGCAATGGATTCTGGAGATCAAGCCACAAAAGGAATCACTACACCAACGCCTCTTCCGAAGGGGCCGGCAGCCGAAAAGGGAGCCGCGCAAGTCGGTCGTGGAACCGGTGAAACGCGAGGCAGGGCTGCCGCAGCGATTGCTTCAGAAATGGCCGCTGCTCCAACGCCTGAGATGTACGGACCTCCATCTCCTGGTGAACAGTTCATTCAAACCGGAAGGCGTTTGGGGGCATTGGAGGGACGAGGAGGGGCTGCAACCTATGGCGCACAGCAAACCCTCACGAGCCCATTCTACGAGGCTGTAGCCCAAGAACTCGCAACCCAACCTCAACGTGTTGGTGGCGAAAGCGTCATTGTCAAAGGAGCCAAAGCTGTCATTGCCAGCGAGTTCCCAACTGAACAATGGAACAAACTCCCGCAAGAGGTTCAGAACAGGATCTACATCGAGGCTCTCAACAGGTCAGCGGCTGAAATGGCAAAGCCCCCTCAACAAAAGGGAATGTTTGGTGTTGGATACGCTGAGTCTCCGTTTGCTCCATACTCCATCAAGAGGGACTAAGACGAAATAACATGACCAAGGAACAGCGCGACTGGCTGATCAAGAACAACCTCGATCCAGAGGTCTACGACATCGACGCTGAAGGCAACGTCTTCGAGAACCCCATCATGGGAAAACTCGAAGCCGGTGCCAGATCGGCTGCCGCCAGTCTTGTTCCTGCTGCTGGCGGGTTCGGAGGTGGTGCAGCGGGTGCCGCAATTGGTGCCCCGCTCGGACCGCTTGGTGTGATCGCAGGCGGTTTGATCGGTGGTCTTAGCGGATCTTTTGGGGCCAGCAAGATTCAAGAAGCAGCACTTGAAAAATACTCCCCAGAGACGCTTGAGAAGCTCTCCCAAGCACAAGAAGAGCAACCTGTCGCCTCATACGCTGGCGGATTCCTTCCGACTGCGCTGACACTCCGCCCCACAACCAAGGGGCTTAGTGGCCTACTCAGACCCGCTGCTCGCCAAACCACGCTTCGAGAAGCGATCTCAAAGCCTGAGTTTGTCGCCCCTGCTTCCAACGTTGCCATCAACGTGGGCCAAGCGGCTGCTGGTCAGGCGTTAGACGTTTCTCAAGGAGCAGAGTTTTCCGGCCCTCGAATGGCCGCTGATATTGCTCTTGGAACTCTGTTCTCTCGCCCGACTCGATTGGGCAGGAAACTGGGGCTTCCTGACATTCCCGAGGATGCTCCGGTCCAACAGTTGGATTTGGATCGAGCCAGATTCATGGCACAACCACCAGAGGAGTTTGTCACTCCTCGTGAGGAACGTCTCGGTGTTGGGCGCGAAAAGGTTGCCCCGGAACAATTCTTCGGAACTGAGACCGAGCAGCGCAATCGCCCCATCAGCGAAGAGCGGATGGCAAAGCAGTACGCTGATTGGTGGAAGTCCGAGACCGAACCCACGACAACGCTCATCAAGCAGGCCGCTGACAGCGTGAAGGTGAAGCTGCCCCGCGAGAGGATTTCTGAGTTGGCCAACGATCCTGAGGTGGCTCGCGTCATCTCGGACCCGACAACGCTTCCAGAGTTCGTTCAGAACCAATATCAGCAGGCTCTTGAGGACGCCTACGATCAGGTGCGTCAGAAGAGGGCTATGGCAGAGCGTTTCCTCACCGCAGAGGAACGCGCTGACATTACCAAGATGGAAGAGCTTCGGGCTGTTACCGAAGAGCCATTCAAGGCTGAAACTGCTGCCGTAAAGACCGCCCAAGACATTTACGATAGCCTCTACACCCGCTTACAACGCCAAGGCGAAGGAGCCAAGATCACCCAAGCGGACATCGACGCCGCTGCTCAGATCGCTGCTCGCCGCAATCTCAAGATCGAGCTGGATCGGGCCTTTGCCGGCGACCGCGAAGTGCGCGGGATGTACTTGGTCAACAAGGACGGAGATCGCGTTGTCCGGGTCAATCCGCTGATGGCGACCCCGGATACCGCCATCCATGAAATCGGTCACGACATCTTCAGCGGAGTCACCAATCCATCGATGCGGAAGTCGCTCCTTGAATCCGCTCAGGACAGCCCCGCTTATCGCAGTGAGCTTGCGGCACGACAGGCCGAAGTTGATCAAGGAAGACTGACGCAAGAGCAGGCCAACAACTACGCGCTCGAAGAGGGCTTGATCCAATCATTCGGAGAGCAAGCTCCGAGTATCAAGCGCAGCGAGATCAGATCTTGGTTCAAGGCGGTGAAGGCTTCGACCAAGCAGCTATTCACCGGCAAGATTTCGCCCGAGGATGCTATCGCTTGGCTCCATTACGCATCTACCGAATCAGTTCCTTGGAAGGGTGTTGCTGCCCCGAAGGCTCGTGAGGAGAGGATGCAGAGAGAGCAGCCGCTTCAAGAAATCTCATCGGCTGAGACTTCTCTGGCTCAAATCCCAGCAGTCTTCAAGAGCAAGACCTTTGTTCCTCGTGGAACAAACATAGACATAGGTGCAGGAAAATTTGATTTGGGGAAACAGTACCTAGAAAGCGAACGGGGTGTCTCCGAAAGTGTTCCGTTCGATCCATTCAATCGCAGCATTGAATCCAATCGGATGGCAGTTGAACGCTTGCAGTCAGGCGAACGATTTGGAACCGCTACAATCCCAAATGTACTAAACGTAATCGCTGAAGCATCTGCGCGAGACAACGTAATCTTGCAGGCAGCACGAGCGATTGAACCAGAAGGGGTTGCTTACTTTCAAATCTACGAAGGTGATCGATCTGGTATTGGCCGCAAAACATCAAAAGGGTTTCAGAACAACAAGAAGACTTCGGATTATGTAAACGAAGTCGGAAATCACTTTGATAACGTAAGATCGACAGGGAACATCATTGTAGCAACCGGCCCCAAGCCATCTGACAGAAAAGCATTCTGGCAGTTATCGCCAGATGCAGCCGGACCATCTGTTCGCTTTCAACGCGGAGAGGAGGACGCTACCCGCAAGTTCGCTGAGCGTGTCATCGCTTCCGAAGAAGTACCGGCTGAGGTTCGCCGTAGAGTCGCTGAATCTCCGCTGATCAACTACAAGCGGCAGAACGTGGCCGACGCCGCAGAGACCGCTTCCACGCTCAGCGATCGGCAGCTCACCTCGGACTCGTTGGACGCCAAATCCAACACTCGGGTCATCTCCAGCATGGAGCTGTTCAACCGAGCGATTCGCGCTGGTGACTTCTCCGGTGCTTCCGAGATCGCCGTTTCCATGGCGAAAGAAGGCACCACTTGGGGCCAGCTCATCAACCAGTTCAAGCTCCTCAAGTCGGCCACTCCAGAGGGTGTCATCCAACTGGTCTCGAAATCGCTCGAACAGAAGAAGCGCAAGCCGATGACCCAGGCACAGGTCACCGCGCTGACCGATGCGATGAACCAGTATCGCGCCGCGAGCGATCAGGTCACCGCAGCGAAACGAGCGGCACGAGACGCCATCGATGCCAACAACGAGGCCGCGATCCAGCAGGCAGCCAAGCAGTTCGACTTGGCCAGCGCAGTCCAAGGTCAAGCCGATGTGGCGATGAACGAGCTGATCAGCAGGATCAACCCGTCGAGCGCAGCCGATCTGTTTGTCTCAATGGTTCAAGGATCGGTCATGTCACCGATCTCCATCGTCAGGAACGTGGTCGGAAACATCATCAACGCTCCTCTTCGTGACGCTTCAGATGCCACAGCGGCAGCAATCGACTCCGCTTTGTTTGGCGGCAAGAACTCCAGTTACAACTACCGCGCTCGCAGCATTGAGCGACTCAACGCCTTCGCCAAGTCGTTGCCGCAGGCAGCAAAGATCCTGCTCAAGGGTTCGGACGCGATGCCTTACGAACTCGGCACCGACATCGGCAATCCGCTGAACTTCACACGCGCATGGCGCAACCTCTACGAGGCCATGTCCGGTCAGTACGAGGGCGCACCCATCGCTCGCAACATTGTCGAGGCCACCCTTGGGGCAATCCCCGATGTCTTCCTTCGACTCACGCAGGCCACCGACGTTCCGTTCCGTGCAGCCGAGCGAGCCAGAATCATCACCGAGGTGGGACGCCAGCGCGGTCTTTCAAAGTCCCAGATCGAGTTGGCCAAGCGTGACCCCAAGCTCCTGCGGATCACCGACGAGCAGGCTCAGGCTGGTCGCAAAGGGTTCACCGAAGACGATCTCGGACTCATCGAGTACGAAGCCGCAAAGGCCGTGTTCCAACAGGACAACGCTGCCACACGCATGGTCAGCGGAATCAACCGCTTCATCAAACAGGAAGGCGGACCAGTGGCCTACGTCCCCTATCGCCTCATCTCGCTCTTCCAGAAAACCCCGATCAACGTAGCCGCAGAAGCCCTGTCATTCACCCCAGCCGGCGTCCTTCGCAACTGGAAGGACATGACCGTGCGTGAGCGCGAGATCGCCACTTCACGACTCATCATCGGAGGAATCGTCACAGGAGCTTACGCTTACCTCTACGACAAGGGCGTCATCACCCCGAACCTCGATACCCCCGGAGAAACCAACAAGGCTCGTGAGCTGGCAAAGGCTGGCGGCGTCATGCCTCCAGGCACACTCAACGTAAGCGGCCTCCGACGCCTCGTCCGTGGAGAAAGCCCAACCTTCCAGCCGGGTGATACGGTCAAGGATCTCTCGGCCCTCGGAACTTCCGGCGCACTTGGCATGATGGTCGGAACAGCCAAGCGTCTCCAAGAGCGCAGCCCCACCGATGACCCTGACTTCCTTGCTCTCGGCAAGGGCGCGGCTCTCTCAGGCATCAACTTCGTGATGGAGCAGCAGTTCCTCAAGGGCACCAGCGACTTCATCAAGCTCCTCTCGCAGGAATCCGGCTCCGCACTCGACCGATTCGTGAAGAGCCTGTCGGTCACAGCCGCTTCTCCGGTCGCCCCAGCCATCCTCGGTGCGGTGCGCCGGGTTGAGCGCGAGAACCTCCCGGCCATCGGCGGTGAGGGCTTCATCAAGGATACGGTCAACGAACTCAACCAGCGGTTCGCGGCCATTGGCCTACAGATCCCCGGCACCCGCGATCCAAACGCCATGCCGGTGCGCCGAGACCTCTGGGGAGAACCCGTCGAACAGACTCCCAAGAGCGAAAACCCGTGGATCTACAACTTCTTCAGCGCAGCCAAGAGCCGCCAGATCGATGCGGACCCGCTCAACGCCACGCTCTACTCCATCTGGCGTCGAACCGCCGACAACCAGGTCATCCCGTCGGCCATCAACCCCAAGATCACCTACAAGGGGACAACCTTCGAGCGCATGACCCCGGATCAGTACGACCGTTACACCCAACTGGTCGGGTTCTATCGGCGCAAACTGGCTGAAAGAGCCTACCTCAGCGGCCAGTTCCAGCAGCGCGGAGATGAAGTCCGCATCAACCTGATGAAACGCGCCTACGACAAGGGTCTGGAGATCGGAAAGTACCGTTTCCTCAAGGAATTGCGCGAATCCGGCCAGTCCCTGACACCTCAGGCAGGTCGCCGGGGCTTCACCGCAGAATAATTTCAACATTTTCCTTGCGGCAGAGTACGACACGGTGCAACATCTGCCCCGTGAGCGTAAAACTCCTCTCAACGAAGCAGATCGCCACTGCTCTCGGGGTCCACCCCGAGACGGTGCGCCGATGGATCCGTTCGGGGCGGCTCCCAGCGATGAAGGCCACCAGCCAGGTCATCCGGGTCCGCTCCGATGTGGTCGAGCAGATGCTCCGAAACCAACAAGACAAATGAACGCAATCGCAACGACAACGCCATCATCCGAGATGTACGACAAGATCTCGGACCCCATCACCGCCATCGAAAAGATGGGCGAGTGGATCGCTTCATCCGGCATGCTCGGATGCACCAAGGTCGAGCAGGGCAAGCTCATCGCGTGGCAATGCGCCGCCGAGAAGAAGACCCCGTTCGACTTCAAGCGCGAGTACCACATCATCAACGGATCCTTGAGCATGCGCTCCGATGCCATGCTCGCCGGATACCGTGTTCGCGGAGGCAAAGTCCTCTGGAAGCAGTTCGACTCGAAAGCCGCCATCGCCATCTGGAAGTACGATGGCAACGAGTGCGAGATCGGCTTCACCGAGAACGATGCCCGCATCGCTGGCCTACTCCCAGCCAAGCCGGGTTCCGGGTGGGCCAAGGATCCGTCCGCCATGCTCCGCGCCCGCTGCATCTCCAAGGCAGTCCGCATGCTCGCCCCCGAGGTCGTCGCCGGGATCTACACCCCGGAGGAAACCGAGGACTTCCAGCCCGCTCCTTCCGAGGTCGCAGTCACCCCAGCCAAGTCCTTCGACATCACCTCCAAACTCGAAGAGCTTTTCGAGTCACGCGAGACCGAGGTGAACCAACTCCTCATCGGTGCCGGACGCATCAAGGAAGGTCAGACCTTCCGCGACATCGACGATGTGACCGCTTCCAAGTACATCAAGCGGCCCGACCTCATCCTCTCCAAGCTCCCGGCTCCCGCCGTCGAGACCACCGTGGAGGTCGCACCGTGAGCGCACTCCAGATCAAACTCATGGCGGCAGCGGATTACCACGCCAGCCGATCTCTCTCCAAGTCCGGGCTCGACCAGTTCCGAAAGTCACCAGCCCACTTCCGCGCATGGCAGGACGGTGATGCCAAGCAGGAGTCCACTCCTGCCATGGAGTTCGGCACCGCCGCTCACATGGCTGTCCTTGAGCCAGAACTGTTCATCCAGAAGTACAAGCCGTTCAACGGGGACAAGCGCACCAAGGAAGGCAAGGCCATCTGGCAGGCAATCCTCGACTCAGGCCACACCCCGCTGGCAGCAGAGACTTGGGATTCGATCAACTGCCTCGCGGCATCCGTCCACGCCCACCCTGCCGCCGCCCAACTCCTCCACCGCATCGAGCCAGAGACCTCGTGGTTCGACAACTGGATGGGCATCGAGGTCAAAGCCCGACTCGATGGCATCGGAGACGATTACATCATCGACCTCAAGACCACCCAGGACGCATCGCCATCGGCGTTCGCCAAGTCCGTCGCGCAGTTCCGATACCATGTCCAAGCCGCTTGGTACCAGCGCATCACCGGCATCCGCCGCTTCGTATTCATCGCAGCAGAGAAGGAGCCGCCCTTCGGCATCGCCTGCTACGAGCTTGATCAGCAGGCCATCGACCTCGGCAACGAGATCATCGATGCTCAGCTTGCCACCTTCCGCGAATGCCAAGCCCTCAACTCTTGGCCCTGTTATTCATCCTCAACCGAAACCCTTTCTCTGCCCGCGTGGGCTTTGAAGAACAACGAAAACCAGTAACACCATGAAGTTCACAGTCGATCGTTCCCAAGCAGAAGTGAAGTCCTTCGCCAAGCCCGGCGAATACACCGTCGTCGTCAACTCCGCCAAGGACGAGGGCCTCGACAAGTACGGCAACCCCGTCGTCACCATCCGCTACAAGGCTGCCACCGGCGAGACCGCCAGCGACCGGTTCACCCTCAAGGAAACCCTCATGTGGCGCGTCCAGTCGCTCATCTCCGCCACCGATGCCAACATCGATGACGGCAAGGAGTTCGACTTCTCGGTCCCAGGTGCCTTCCTCGCCTTCCTCCAAGGCTTTGTGGGGCTCGCGCTCAACATCGTCCTTGAAGAGGAGAAGTACACCGACAAGAACGGTGCCGAACAAAACGTCCTGCGCGTGAAGCGGCTGAAGAAGACCCCCGCTGACGAGGCGTTCTGATCATCAAAACAAAGCCCCCGGAGGTTCCAGCCTCCGGGGGTGTGCGAACAAGTAACAAAGCGCAACGAAACGCTATGCAGCTCCGACCCTACCAAGAGAAGTGCATCGGTCAAGTGTTCCAGTCTTGGAACCAATACCGTAAGACACTCATCGTGCTGCCTACCGGTGGTGGCAAGACAATCATCTTTGCCAACATCGCCAGCAAAGCGACCGGTAGAACACTCATCATCGCTCACCGCGAGGAGCTGCTTCAACAGGCCATCGACAAGATCAAGACCTCAACCGGGTTGGTCGCCGACTTGGAACGCGCCGAATCCACGAGCAGCATCAACACAAAGATCGTCGTAGGATCCATCCAGACCCTGATCCGAAGACTCGATCGATTCACCATGGATGACTTCCAGAACGTCATCGTGGACGAATCACATCACGTCGCAGCAGACAGCTATCAGACCGTCCTAGGACACTTCGCCAGATCGCGTATCCTCGGAGTCACCGCAACCCCGGATCGGTCCGACAAGAAACAACTCGGCTCATTCTTCGAGACCGTGGCCTACGAGGTCACACTCATGGAACTCATCAAGGATGGATACCTGTCACCCATCAAGGTCCGCGTCTGCGACGTGTCCATCGACCTGTCCAAGGTCAGCTTCTCCGCAGGCGACTTCGATTCCAACGACACCGCTCACGCCATCGAACCATATCTCCAGCGGGTCGCGGAACAGATCAAGCAGTACGGCGGCAAGAAGACCCTCGTGTTCCTCCCGCTCATCGCCACGTCACAGAAGATGACCGGCATCTGCCAGAGCATCGGACTCAACGCACGTCACGTCGATGGCGGCAGCGAGGATCGGGCCGACATCCTGCGCTGGTTCAAGGATCAGGAACGCGCCGTCCTCTGCAACGCCATGCTGCTCACCGAAGGGTACGATGAGCCAAGCATCGACACGATCGTCTGTCTGCGCCCAACAAGGAGCCGTGCGCTCTACACCCAGATGGTCGGTCGCGGAACCCGGCTGTTCCCAGGTAAGAACCACCTCACCATCCTCGACTTCCTGTGGATGACCGGGAAACACAAGCTCGTGAAGCCCACACGGCTCGTCACAGCAGATGAAGTCGGAGACATCGCCGACGACCTGATTTCAAAGCAAGGTGAGTTTGATCTCCAAGACGTTGCCGGCGAAGCAGTCATCCAGCGCGAGACCGCTCTGGCAAAGCAGTTGGCCATCAAGAAGAGAGCCACCGGAATACTCATCGATCCCGTCGAGTACGCAGTCTCGGTCCACGACGCATCGCTCGCAGACTTCGAGCCAACCATGCCGTGGCACTCGCAACCCATGAGCTTCAAGCAGGAACAAATGCTAAACAGCTACGGGTTCGACGTGAAACTCGTCACCTGCAAGGGCCATGCATCAGCGATCATCGACAGGTTGATGACCCGCAATCACATGAATCTAGCCAGCCCAAAGCAGGTGCGTGTGCTGCAACGATACGGCGTGAAGAAGCCCGAACAATGGACCCGCAAAGCCGCCAGCGAGTTCCTCGACAAAGCATTCAACAAGAAATGAACACCGCGCTCACGATCATCTCGATGGCCGCGATCCTCCCGATCTTCACACTCCTCGGAGTCTTCGTAGGCCACAAACTCACCATCAGATCACAGAACCAACCACCAACCAATGAACAGAACAATCGTAGCCTGTGACCCCGGCGTGAACGGCGGGTTCGCAGTCAAAACCCAGGACAGGATCCTCCTGTTCCCAATGCCGGAATCCGTGCCGGACATCCACGAACTCCTCATGGACATCAAACTATCAGACTCACACATCTGGATCGAGAAGGTGCCGAAGTTCGTGAGCAAACTAACCCCAGCCGCAGCCGTCGCAACACTCCACGAGAACTACGGCATCGTCCAAGGACTGGCTTA